TAGTACGACACACTGAACGCCTTCACCGCGTCAACCGTCTGCTGTTCGCCGTTGGTGTCCAGAATGGGATCGCCGTCGCTGTCTTCTACCGTCACAGTCTCCGTCAGCAGTTTTGCGTCAATGGCGTTCTGGATAACCCGCTTGTAAATGGGTGTCCAGACGCGCTCTTTCATGATTTCCTGCGCGTCGGTGAACTTCCACAGCGAGGGTAACTGCTGTGCCGTCGCCGTTGCCAGGTTCGCGTTCTCACCGTCGCCCAGCATGAACTCCGGCAGGTCCATGCCCGTTGCAGCCATCATGCGGAATTGCCGCCCATCTTCGCTGGCATCGTTCGCCGCGACGGGGTTGGACATGACCGACCACTCTTCCTTCTCGCTGTGAACCACAATAGAGCCGGGCGTGGGCGGCTTGCGGTACTGCGCAACTTTCGCGCCGATGACACCCGCCGCCGCGCCGATGATCTTGACGCCCCACAGCAACGCGCCGCGCCATTTGTTCTGGCGGTAGCGGTCCTCCAGCCAGTCCTTATACGCTTTCAGCCAGGGCAGAATGGCGTACAGATCGGGCCGCCCGCGCAGCTCGTAGCTGTGGTTGTTAATCGGCACATGCAGCATGTCTTCCGGCTTGACTTCCATCCGCACGTATTCGCCATACGACCCATACTCATCACCCTGCGGATTGTTGTATTCCAGCTTGTAGGCCGTCACACGCCGGAAGAAACCAGGATCGGTCACGATCCACCGTACATACCAGGGCGGCGTAGGGATGATCAGCGTTTCGCCGTTCTCTGCCACGAACCGGATGAACAGTTCGCCGTCTACAATCAAGTCTTGCAGGAACGTGCGTTCGTATTCCAGGATGTTATTTTCTTCGTTCTCCCGGAAGGCATCGATGATCTCTTGCACCTTCGTGTTCTGCGTCTTGACCGTGTGCCCCTTGCCCACCGCGAACTGCCGGGTCACATTGACCGCGCGCTTGGCGACGGGGTTACGCTGGTAGGCCGCGTGGCAGTTGGTGAGCACATAGCGGCGCGTCTGGTAGTCCCACTCGCGCAGCGGATCATCGGTAATGGGCACCATCGGCATATCAGCGGCGCTGCGGTAGGGCATGTCAAACGGGCCGCGATACAACTGTTCGCTTTCCATCAGGTAGCGCTTGACGGCCTCTTGCCCCTGCTGCTGAATGTCGCTCGGCACAACCAGCGGGCGGCGATAGTCTACCCCGTCCTCAATGCGCGATTCCGGCGCAGAGATGATAGCCGATTCCGTCCAAGACGGCGGGCGGGTCGGCTTAAATATCAACCAGCGCAAGAAAACTTGCAGATGCTTAACCAGTCGCCTCATTGCAGCCCCGGCGAGTAGTGCAGCCACAGCGTCGCCGTCGCACTGAGCGCCCCGCCCGTGCCGGTGTACATCGGGCCAGCGCTGCCCCGCACATACGGGAAGTGGCCTATCATCTGTGCCGTACCTGTTTCGGTGGCGGTGGCGGTAAACACCTGTACCGCGTGCCAGGCCGTCAGATCGTGACTGGCCTGCACGGTGAAGATGCCTGACTGCCCGCTCATCTGGTACCACAGATACCCATAATCGCGTGTGGCCCGGCAGTCCACTGCCGACCCCGTGCCCTGCGCTGAAAACGCACTCAGCAAATAGCCTGCAACGTTCGTGTAGACTTTAACCATGCATCACCTCACGGAGTTTTCAAGCTGACGGTCACGGTGCGGGCGCTGGTCTGCGGGATGGTAGTTCCTGTCCCATTGTGCGAAAGAAGCTGTATCACGTCGGCAGCGAACCAGTATGGCGGCATGTGCGTGGCATAGGCCGTTGTCAACTGTGCCGTCGGCAACACACACGACACGTCAACGCCATAGGCATTGCTGCGATCCAACAATGGCACGAGTGCCCCGCCCGCTGTGGCGATGCTCGCCCCTAGCCCCAGACCCGTAAAGGCGCTAGGTAGCCAGATCATCCCCAGCGAGTACGCCCCCATTGTGAAGGCGTTGCTGGTGGGACTGCCCGACGGAAATGTGACGATGAAGGCGGTAACTCTGCGCTGACTTTCACCACGAAGCGCCATGCTAAACCCTTTCGCCTTGCGGCGTTACTCCCAACGACCATCTCTCAGTGTAGCCACAGGCACATAGCCCGCGTCGGCTTCTTTCAAGAACTCCGGGCGCCTATCGCGGTGCGGGTCGCCGTACTGCCCGCCGTCCTCAATGCCGCCCCCGGCCTCCACGATATGCGACGGCGCAACGTCCCCGCCGCTCTGCTCACGAATGAGCGCTATCAGGCGCTCAATACGCGCCGCCAATGCCGTCGTCTTCATTCTGGTTCAATCCCCCGCCGAGCACGTCGCTGCCCAGCATTGCGTACGCCCCACTGCTGGCGTCTACCTGGTCGTCGTGCGCGCCGTAGGGGAAGCTGCACAGTTCGTCCAGGTAATCGGTGGTCCAACTGCTTTCGAGCACGTCAACCTGTTCTGCTGCTACCCGCGCCGCAAAGGGTAAGGCGCGCGTCAATTTGTCTTTGTCTACCGCATAGCCCCAGATGCTGTGGTTGTGCAGGCCCGGCTCGCCGCTCAAGTCCTGTACGGCACGGCTCATGTAGCCCGCCTGTTCCACGCCTATCGGCACACCGGGGCCGTCATGCGCTGCGATCTGCGCAATGTAGGGCACCACGTCACCCCAGTCCTTACGCACGCGCTGGACATCCAAGACGGCCAGC